CCGTAGATCAACGTGTTGTACATGGTGTCCGTGCCGGTCTGCTTGAAGAACCGCAGGGCCGGGTTGGAGTACTTGATCCGGCCGGGGGTCTGCGTGTCGAACGTGCTGTTCATCTTCGAGTTGTCGACACCCTCGGTGCTGGGCTCGAAGCCGATCAGGCCGTCCGGGGTGAGCAGCGACGCGAGAGTACTGCCGACGTTGAGCTCGGTCGTTGTCGGCGCGGCGATGTTCGAGATCGTCGGGACGGACCAGATCTTGGTCCGGCCGTCGGTGCCACTGTCAGCCACGAGAGGTTCCCTTCCGCTTGGTGTCGCCGACGGCCGCCGGCTCCGCTTCCTGCTCCTGCACCGCGGGTTCCGCGGTCATCTCGGGCGCCGGGACGTCCACCACCCAACCGCGGGTCATGGCTTCGGCGAGCACCGCCTGATCGTTCGGCAGCTCCTGGACGCCGCCGTGCTCCAGGTGCCGCATCCGCACCCACTTGACCCCGGCGGTAACCACGACCGGCGGCGGCGGGGCGGCGTCCGGTTCGACCCGCACCCAGCCCTTCGCCTCATGCACGGCCAGGACATCCGCGGAGTCCGGGACCCGCGTGATTCCCTCGGTCACCTTGTGCCGCATCGTCACCCAGTCCATGACGGTCACAGCCGCAACAGCGCGACGGACACACTGGACTGGACCGAGAACGCGACCGCGATCAGCCCGGTCGTCGGCGACGCGAACGACCGCGGCAGGCTGATCATCCTGTCCCCGCTGGTGAGCGGAACCACCACCGTGGGGTTCGTGGCCGCCGACCCCGCCGGGGTCGTCCCCGGGTCGGTGATCGTCACCGTGCAGTTCGCGGCGTTCGCGTTCTTCACGTGCAAGAACAGGTTGTCGTCCGGGGTGATGCTCTCCGTGGTACCCGGAGCCGCATAGGACGGCGTCAGGCCAGCCTTGGAGATCTGCTGCATAGCGCCGAGCGCCATCGCGGATTCCCTTCTCTCGTCAGGTGTTACGCACGGTCAGGTTGACCGTCGCGACCAGGTAGGGGATGCCGGAGATCTCGACCTGGCCCTCTTCGACGGCGTCCGTCACGGTCGACCCGCGGACCACGCCACCGAACGACGGATCCACCTGCAGCGCCGCGGGCACACTCGCCGTGCCCGTCTCGGAGAGGGCGGCGTCAATCGTGTCCTGTGCCGTGTCCAGGTCGGCCAGCGGCACGTAGATGCTCACGGCCATCGACATCTCGGACCGGCCGTTGAATGTTGCCCCGTACCGGGTGCCGCGGCGCCGCACCACCATGGATGCCTTCGCGAACTGCCCCGGGTAGCGGGCATACCCCGGCAGCCCGCCGACGCCGTTGACAGCGGCGGCGAGAGCGGTCCGGATCTGCGCGACGGTGCTCATTCGACCGGCACCGGATGCCGCCGGTACGGCCTGACCATCTGCTCCGCCATCGGGTTCGCGCGGACCCGGATCGCCCCATACTCCCCGAACGACGCGACCCCAAACGGTGCGTCCTTCAGCCGAAACAGTTCCGCGGCCTGGATCGCGGCGGCCGCCCGCACCAGATGCGGGACCGCCGGCCACCCAAACACGCCCGTCACCTGGACCCGTTCGATCCGGTCCGTTGGCCCGCCGAGGGCGAGCGGGAACGTCCGCGTCCCCAACGCGTGGATCTCCGTGTAGGGCAGGGTCTCTGGGGCGGCCGCCGGGTTTACGGGCCGCAGCTGGTAGTCGCTGGCGGACCAGGCTGTCTCGAAGACGCCGTCACCATCGCCGTCGGTGTCCAGCGCACTGACCGAAACCAGGTCGCTGAAGTCGGGCAGCTCCACCTCGTACCAGCCGCACGCCGCGAACACCCGGACCGTGCCGGTCGCGGTCCGCCAGAAGGCACGGTCGCACAACTGCTCGATGGACCGGGATGCCGCGAAGCAGGCGTCGTGGAGCTCCAGGTCGGCGGAGGTGTCGGTGGCGGCGAGGCCGATCCGGGAGCGCAGCGCCGCGGGCGTCACGTACAGGTGCCCGAGCTCGGTCTCTTCGACCGTCCAGCTCCCGGCCTGCGCGTCCTGCACGGTGCCGGTCGCTGTCCACAGGTACGCCCAGTCACCGGCGGTAGGCGACGGGACGTCCTTGGTGTAGACGCCCGCGCTGCTGCGGGCGATCTGCGCGGCCGCATAGGTGTAGGTGGTGACGGCGCCGGTCGGGTCGGTGACGGCGAGGGTGACCGTCGTCGGGTCTGTCGGGACGGCGCCGACCACGAACGTGGCCGTGACGGTCGCCAACTCGGACGCGGAGGCGTAGAGCACCTGAGCCATTCCGGCCTCCCTTGCTGTTCAGTTGTTGGTGGTGCCGGTCACGCCTAGCCGCCGTTATGGGCGGTCAGACGACAGACCCCTGTCCCAGTGCGGTCAGATCAATCACCGCGACCTGCGCCACCTTGACCACGGCACCTGACGCCCCGTTCGCGGTCACCCGAAGAGTCCATGACGTGTTCGGCACAGCCGTGGGGACGACGGTCTCAAACGCAATCACGTTGGCGTCGCCCGCCACGTCGGCATGCCCCCACAGGTTGAGATACCGATTCGTGAGTCCGTCATAGAGCGCGACGATCCACGCGCCGCCGACTGCCTTCACGTCAGCCCACAGCCGCAATGTCACACGAATTCTGTGGCCAGCGACTACGGTGAACGAGGTGTAGAGAGCGGCATCACCGCCAGCGCCTCGGGTAATTGACCAGCGCCGCCCGGGTACCTCCGACACCGTATCGAACGCGCCAGCGGTGTAATTGCTAAGCACGGTCCAGGCTGAGGGGACCGGAGGTGTCGCACCATTATCGGCCAGAAGCAGTGGGGCCGAGTTGAGTAGCGTCACTCCGGCATTCGATGCAAGTGTGAGTGGCGTCGGGTTGGGGATCAGCTTCGTCATCATGGCAGCGAATACCGGGGTGACGGCGGCAGCACCGGCCTCAGACAGGTGCACGTTATCGATGGAGTATCCGGCCTTGTAAACGCCCGTAGCCGGATCCACCAGGATTGACCAGAGGTCGATCAGAGGGAGGCCCCGGCGCCTGGCCTGGTCCCGCACCCACTCGCACAGCTTGAAGTTGTTGGCTGACGGACTGGACCCGCTTGGAACGTTCGTGCAAAGTATTGGAGTGATACCCGCTATCCCAAGTTGATCGTAGATTGACATCAGGTCAGTGAAATCGGTCGCCGAAAGCGTCGCAAGATTGTTTTGTCCAGCGAGCACCGTGCAGAACGCGGGCTTGCTCGCAATCATTAGCGGCAGTTGCGTCGCCTTGATCTGCTGGATTGTAGCCCCGGGCGACGCATGAAGTCCGGCGTGCAGGAATCGTCCACCCGAGAGAATTGACGCCCTGAAGATCCAGTCCGATTCATCAATGAGCGGGTATGACATGTTGTAGGTGAGAGAGTCGCCCATACCCATGACAGTCGGAGCGCCGCTGCGGATGCTGGCTACACCTAGCCCAAGTTGGGCATAGGTGCCCGGAAGGTCCAGAGCGGTCGAGACACCATCCGGCACGTCCGGCCCGAGCTCAGCGAACGACGTCAGTTGCTCGGTCGCCGTCGGCGTGAAGAGCGCCCGACGTGCCACCACCGCGGGATCCGACTCGTCCAGCAGCTCACCCGATGCGATCGTCCGCACCGCACCAGGAGTCGGCGCGTAGGAGAACCCGCTCGTGCACTTCACCAAGCCCATCGGGCTCTCCTCTCACAACCAAGACGGCCCCACCCGGGAGAAACGTCGGGGGTACGAACCCCCGGGCGGGACCGCCGCACCTGGGTTCTGTCAGTTCGCGATGACCAGCGGAATCGTCGCGACCGTGGTCGGCGACGCGATCGTCGCCGGAGCAGTGGTCGTCAGGGCGGACCCCGACGTCTGCGCGAGCACCGCCTGACCAGTGACGATCGCCCCGGCCTCCACCGCGTTGTGCAGGGTCCGGCCCGCCAGCGTCGGAGGGGTCGTCGCCTTCACCATCACCGCGGCGTAGTAGATGCCCGTCGCGAGCACCTTGTACGCGGTGGCCAGCGCCACCGTCTTCACAGTGTTCGCCGCCCACGCCGTGGACGTCTGGTCCGCGGTCTGCGCCAGCAGCGCCGGGGTGGCCGCCGAGCTGTACAGCGCGAACCACCAGTTCGTGGGCGTGCCGGCCGCCGTGGTCCCGGACACGAACGTCAGGTTCGTGACCGTGTCGCCCGCCTCCAGGTAGAGGGCGACGCTGGTCATCACCTGCGTGGTCAGCGACGCCGTGTTCCCGTCGGTGGCCGCGATGTCCTGGCGCCGCATGTTCTTGCGCGTGAACACCCCGCCGTCGTACCAGAACGAAACGTCCGCCCCCGACTGGCTCTGAGGGTTACTCACTTCTCACCGTCTCCCTGGCCCGCACGCTTGCGGGCCGTGCTCGTGTTCCGCACCTCACCGGGCGCGGCAGTAGCCGTCTCCACAGCGGAGACGGATCGCGGCGTCTGCTCCTGGCGGGCCACCTGCGCCTCGACCGGCTCGAACAGCTCGCCGTGCGTGCGCAGGATCGGGTCACCATCCCCGACGAGCTGGCCCGCCGCATACACGTGCGGGCTGCCGTCGCGGAACACCGCGAAGCCGCCCTTGCAGCGCTGCACCATGTGCGTTCTCCCGTCACGCCGGGCGGGCCCCGCCGGAATCGCTCCGCCAGGGCCCGCCGGCTATCGAGTGGATCAGGTGACGTTCAGGATCCGGAACGATCCGTCGTCGACGCTGTCCGAACCGGTCCGGTAGTAGGCGTAGATGCCCCTGCTGCCGGTCGGCCGCCCGTTGGCGCCGAACAGGTGCGGGATCGGCTCGATGGAGAACCCGATCCGGTCGGTGATCACAAAGTTCTGGAAGTCACCGAAGATGAGCATGTAGTTCTCGGCGCTCGCGTTGATGACGCCGTCCATGGCCTCGGACCGGTACACCGAGGCGCCGTCCAGCTCGGGCGGAAGCCCGTTCCCGACGGTAGTCCACAGCGCGGCGCCACCAGCGGTGTCGAACTGGCGGACCAGGTTGTAGGTCTTCCGGTTCGCCAGCCACGACGCGTTGCCCTGGTGCCGCTCCGGCAGGGCACCCTCGACCTTGAAGATGTCCGCCACCGCGAAGGTGTCCGTGGTCGTTGAGGTGACGATCACGGACGGGGACGACGCCACCAGGGCGGTGACGATGCCGGTCGGCTGCCCCGACCCGGATCCGGTCGAGAACGCCGTCGCCTCCAGGGTGTTCTTCCCGGCGGCAAGGACCCGGGCGATCTCACTCGACGCGTTCGCCATGTCCTGCAGCGACTCGATCGAAGCGGGGATGAACCCGTCGCCCTTGTAGTTCGGGATCGCCGGGCCCGCGAACGCCGGAGTGTCGTCCGACGCCTGCTCGCCCTCGGCGTCCCACGACCAGGTCGCCTCGGCCGCCGACACGCCATTCCAGACATCGGCGGTGGCCACGACCTGCCGGGCCACCTGCCGGATCCCGGAGTAGGTGCCGGCGCTGGTGATGATGACGGTCGGGTCCAGCTGGAAGGGCACCAGGTAGCCGCCGGACGCGTCGGTCAGCGACATGGCCCGGTCGAGGATCTGGCGCTCCTCCTGCGTCAGGCCCTTGTCCCGGCCGGTGATGACCTTCGACCATGCCCGCAGGTACTCCGGGCTGGACGTGACCAGGACCATCTTCGCCAAGGTGGCGTCCCGGTCGTCCCAGGTCTCCAGGATGCCGGTGGCGGCCGAGCGGACCTTGTCGTTGCTGTTCGGCATCTTCTCGATGGCCGACAGGGCGCGGGCGCGCATCTCGGCGGCCACCTCGTCCTGCCCCCGGCCGAACGTGCGGACCTCGGACAGGTCCCACGGGTTGCGGAACCGGGCCGCCTCGATCGAGTCCGGCTCCAGGATCGCGTCCCGGTCGAACTCGCCGATGCGCTCCACGTAGCCGCGCTCGACGGCGCCGCGGGCCCGGTCACGGACCGACTCGCGGGTGCCGACCTGCAGCTGCTCGCGGGCCGTCTTCACGCGCTCGGCGTCCGCGGCACGCTCCAGGGACTTGCGGTGCTCGTCGACCTGGTCGAACTCGGCGACCAGGTCGGCGAAGCGCACCTCGTCCTCGGGGGTGAGGGGGCCGGCCTCACCCTTGCTGCGGAGGCGCTCGACCTCCTCCTGGATGTCCAGCAGGCGATTCTTCGCCTGCGAGTGCGTCAGCTCGACGCCGCTCATCACAAGCTCCTCTTCTGGGCGTTCTCGACGACGACCCGGGACCGGGCCGTGAAACGGCTCATCGCCGCCCGCAGCCCCTTCGGGTCGTCACTGGATGGCGAGTGCTCACCGGCCGCCTGGTCGCTGCCGGACGGCCCCTGCGCTGCGGGGTGCCCGGCGGGCGTGGCGGTGGATCGCGGCCCAGCCGTGGTGCTCTCCTTGCCGTCCGCGGCATCCACCATGAGGACGGCGCGGGCCAGCAATGACTTGGTGGCCGGCTCGTGAAGCCGGGCCAGGTCGATGACCGCCGGATCACCGGAGCGGACGTCAACGGATGTCGCGAGATAGGCGGGCCAGACGACCGGCCCGACCTCCGGAATCTTCACCTCGCGCAGGATGCGCAGCAGTGGGCCATCCTCGGGTGGCTGCCACAGATACTCGAGGACCTTGCGCGGATCCGTCAGCTTCTTTCCTTGCGCGTCGAACCAATCATCGCGGACGACGCCGAACCGGAAGGACATGCCGTCGATGGCCTCGGCCATGATCGCGTCCCTCACCGGCTCGACCAGCCAGTTGTCCAGGAGCCGCCCAAGGCAGTGCAGACCCTCAGGCTCTTCGGCCGGGTACCCGGCGTTATAGGTTCCGATCGGAATGGATCCGATGAGCGGATGCCGGCCGTGGTCGAACTGCATCCGCGGGCGGGTCTCGCGGAGGCTCTTCTTGAAGACGCCGGGGGCGCACTGCTCCAGGAAGGTCCCTTCCCAGGAGTCGATATGCGTGGTTGCCGGGTCCTCCCGATCGCCCAGGTTCTGAGGGAAGACGGCGCCGAATCCGTCCAAGGTCCGACCGTCATCCATGCCGGAGCCGGTCGTGTCTCGCTGGATGAACCCGACCGTCCGGGTCAGGCCCTCCCGGGCGATCTCTCGCACGGTCGTCGTGGTCATCGCCGATCCCTTCCGATCGTCACGCACCGGCCACCGCCGGAGGGGTCTGCTGCGCGCCAGCGGGCTGTAGCTGGACGGAGTACAGCCCGGAGTGCACGAGCAGCTTCCAGTCGTTGGCCAGCACCGCAGCAGTCGCGCTGGCGGGCGTGAACCCGGCGTCGAGCAGCTGCCGGATCGTGGCCGCCTCGGCGGTCTGGATCGCCGCGACGTCCTGCTCGTCGTCTCGCAGGAACGCGACGTCCCGGGCGTCGTACCACAGGCGCGCCGGGGTGCGGCCCTCGCCGGGAGGCGGGACGGGTGCCGGGAACAGCAGTTGCAGGGAGCCGGCCATGTTCCGCCACGTCGGGCGCAGCGCACCATCCACCGTCATCCGCTTACCCGCGCTGTAGTTCCCCGCATTCAGCGAACTGCCCTGCAGGGACTCCGAGAACCCGAGCACCACCGGGTGAATTCCGGCGGCATTCGCGATCCTGGTCTCGCCCTTCCCGACCAGGCCCGAGAAGTCGAGCTCCTTCATGTCCTTGCCGATGACCGTGACGTCCGCGCCGCCACCCAGATATAGGGTCCGGCCCGCCTTCGACGGCCCCGCGTGCTTCTTGTCCATCTCGGTCTTGAACGCCTTGAACTGCTCCACCGACAGCGCCTTGTCCAGGGACACAGCCAGGTTCGGGGTCGCCGCGTTCTCGAGAAACGCCTGCTTGTGGCGGGTCGCCTGACCGTCAGCCTGCATTTCCCGGATCACCGGCGTCAGCCACGACATGCCCCGGTACGTCGACCCCCCATCCGGCAGCGGAGCGAAATGCGCGACCTCGTCCGGCAGGAACACCACCGGTTCCGTGCCCGACGATCGGCCGCCCTCCCAGTAGGCGTAACCGATCTTCCGCCAGCCCACCTGCCGGACCACGCCACCGACCCGCACCGGACGCTTCTCCAGCACGATGTCCACCCAGTCCGGGCGCAACACCAGCAGCTCCGTCACGTCCCGGAACACGAACGCGTTGCCCGCGAAGTCCGCATGCAAGATCAGCTTCGCGATCAGGTCGCCCGTCGTCCCACCCGGCCACGGCGTCTCCAGCAGACCCAGATCCGCAGCCGTGAACACATCCCCAGGCCGACCGTTCTGCACCCGCTGAAAGACGAACCGGGCCTCAGACAGCACCCGAAGCCGGAACCCCTCCACCGACGCCACCGGCGGACACGACTGCATGCCCGCCTGCAGCAGCCCCGTGAAGTTGTCGCCGATCGACTCCGCCGGATTCCGGCCGTACGTCGTCTGCACCGCCCCGCCCAACGGGAACAACTGCCCACCGAACGCGAACGACGACAGATCCGTCAGGTACTGGCCCAAGCTGTAGGCGTTATCCCGGGACTCCGGCCGGCCACCCAGCAGCATGTCGAGGAAGCCCATCAGCGCCTCCGTCCAGGCTGGGCCGCACGAGCAGCCATGGCCGACAGAAGCGACGCCGCGGCCAGCAGCTCAACGCCACCGACCACCAGACCCGCCGGGACCGACCACAGCGCGACACCCACCGCGAGCAGGGCGACACCGGCCACCGCGAGCAGCGCGGCGAGGATCAGCACCGGCGGCATTCAGTCCCCCCACTCCACCAGCGGCACCGTGGCCGCCTGCGACTCGACCTGAGGCAGCGCCCACCGCGCCGCCGTCACCGCCACCAGCGGCGTGATGTCCCCATCGCTGCGTTTCCGCGCCCACGCCCAGCCGCCGCCATCACCGACCGGCCGTGTCGTGGCCACCGCCAACGCCCGGGCCAGCACCCCGTCCCCGAGATGCCGCAGCCGACCACCGTCCAGGACGTCGCGCTGCAGACCGATGCACGCCTCGACCTGATCGCCCGGCCCGAGCTCCACCACGATCCAGCCGTCAGCCTCAAGATCCGCCTTGAGGGCCATCGCCTGCGACCGGCCATCGACCGCCACCGTCGTCATGCCCGCCGCCCGCGCCGCCCGCAACTCCGGCAACACCCAGCCCTCACCAGACCCGGACCGGACAATCTCGACCTGCAGCAGCCCATCCGCGCGGCGGCCCGCCAGACCGATCGCCGCCGACCCGCGATCCGGGGACACATCCAGGCCCAGGACCGGCACACCGGCGATCTGCCCGACCGGGTCCGCGAGCACCGACCACGCCTCAGCCGAGATCGGGGAGGCCAGCGGGTCGACGTCCGGGGCTTCCTCCCAGCCGCCCATCTCCCGGCCGAACTCCCGCGGCGGCATCGCCCCGCGCAGCATCCGCACCACATGGATCTGCACCCGACCATGCACCACCGACGGCGCCGCGAACAGCCAGCGGTCCTCGTCGTCCAGGGCGCACCCCGGCGTGCCGACCTCATGCTGGCAACCGTCAGTGGTGCACCCCGGGTCGTCCCACGAGCCGGGCATCCGGTACTCGACGTACACCAGACCCTGGTCGCCGCCGGCCCGACCACGGGCCATCAGCTTCTGCAGGTAGACGCTCTTCGCCTTCGGCGCGCTCGACCCGTGCATGATCCGCGGGTTTCGCTTGCTCGCCATGATCGGCATCAGGTCGCCAGCCAGCGACTCCGTCATGTACAGCGCCTCGTCGTCGACGAGATCCTCCGCGCCCAAGGCGCGAGCGTTGCCGTCCGACCGGGTCATCAGCAGGATCGACGAGCCGTTCAGGAACATCAGCTCGGCGTCGTCGTCCTTCTTGTTGAACCGCTTCACCCGCTTCGAGAACTCCTCCGAGCCCTCGATGATCTGGTCGAGATCCTTGACCGTCTGCATCATCGCCCGCGTCCGGTGCGACGACCAGACCGCCTGGCCCGGCTCCCGCCACGTCAGCACGTTCGCGATCTGCGACGGCAGCAGGATCCCGCCCGTCTTCCCCGTCACCTGCCGGGGCCCAACAACACACGACTCCATCGCCAGCCAGCGGCCGCCCGGCCCGTAGCTGTTGATCGCATCCACGGCGACCATCTGGTGCGGGTCGAGCGGCCGGTGCATCATCTCGGCGACCTCGCCGACGATGTCCCCGTAGCTACCCCTGCGGCCCTCCGGGATCGACAGGTACGCCGGCTCCCCCAGGACGTACGTCGCCTCCATCAGGCGCTCGCCGCCCGCCTGGCGCGCGCCTCCGACAGCTCATCGAGCCGGTCAGGCTCCGGACGCCGCGTGCCCTCCAGCGCGGCCGCCAGGAGCGCCGCCAGCTTCTGCCCCACACCCGGCTTCTGAGCCGGCGCCACCCTGCCCGAGTCCAGGTCCCGGGCCACGGACAGCGCGATCAGCCCCTCCACCGTCTCTGCCCGCTCCACCAACTGCAGCTCGGCCAGCACGCGGGCCTCGATCTGGCCGCCACCCTCGGTTTGCGGGGGTGGCGGCGGGTCGTCTCGCTGGACCCGCGACGGCCGGCACGTCTCGCAGTACAGCCGCCGGGTTCCCTTCGCTGGCCGAAACCGACGCTTGCATCCGGGGCACACCTTGCGGAGATCGGCCATCAGGCACCCCCCGGCCCCTCGGACGGGACGTCACGTCACGCTCTGCTCGCGCGCGCGGGACCTTGGC